GGCGTGCCGCACGTCCGAGGCCATCAATGCCGAGTGGCGCGAGTTCGATCTGAGCACGAAGGTATGGACGATTCCAGCCGAGCGCATGAAGGCGGGCAAGGAACACATTGTTCCGCTGAGTGACGGCGCCCTGCGCGTCCTAACCGATCTGCGCGACCAATCGGACAGCGCCTATCTGTTCCCCGGCCCGAAGGGCGACAAGCCGCTGTCCAACATGGCGGGGCTTCAGCTACTCAAGCGCATGGGCCGCGCCGATCTCACGGTGCATGGCTTCCGCAGCACGTTCCGCGACTGGGCCGGCGAATCGACCGCGCACCCGAGGGAGGTTATCGAACACGCGCTGGCGCACCAGTTGAAAGACAAGGCCGAGGCTGCTTATCAGCGGGGAACCTTGTTTGAAAAGCGACGCGCCTTGATGGCCGATTGGGCCGCCTACTGTGGCACCGTGCCAGCTACTGCGGACGTGGTGCCGATTCGGGGTGCGGCATGACTTTGACGGCAATCGAGGAAGTCAAGAGGCGCCTGAGCGACCTACCCGACTTGCGCAACTTTGCTTTTCATCGCCACGTCCTACAGCGCCTTTCAAGCGGTTTTGGCGCCGATCTTGTCTGGAAACAATTCGGTGACGATGCTTCCCACGTGGGCGCCGTGCTGTGGCGGGTTAATACCGCTTTCGATCTGACGATGCGGGAATATGGACGGCCACCAGCTTCGCACGAAAAAGAAGATATTCAGCGCGTGATCAGTTTGGCGAAAGAGCTTAAATCAGCGATTCGGGCGATTATGCCGGGTGACTCTGTTGCGAGCTTTGCCTATGGTTTGGATGCCGAGGGCGAGCCGGATATTCTGCTGGAACTGGGGTGGCACTCACTCAGAAAAGGGGGCTACGAAACCGGCTACCCGCTGGCCATTGCTGATGACGTGCTGGAATGGACGATCGAGGAAGCCGAGAAGCGCAGGGACGGGCTTCCGACTCGCGCGTCCGTGAGGCCGGCGCAGCACGATGAAGGCAAGTCGCCAGAGATCACGATGTTTATCCGCCACCTTGATTGGCAGTTTCGGCGGGAATTCAATGCCGGCAAGCCAACTGCAATAGCGCATATTGCTACAGCTATTTTTGACTTGAAAGATAATCCGCTAGACGCGAAGGATGTGGAAAAGCGGCTGCGCGATTCGCCGCTGAGATACCCCACCTAACGGGCAGATTTTCTTGCTTACGGGGGGATGGTATTTTCTGACCCGCCTACATGATTTGCATCAATGCGACGCGAATACGTTGCAGACCTTGAAAGGTTAATTGATGCAAACCAAGCGCTATCCCCCTTCATCCCGCCCGAAGCAGGGCGCGGAGCTTCTGGGCGTGTCCCTGCCGACTTTCTGGCGCTGGGCTGCCGAGAAACAAGACTTCCCCAAGGGCCGCCGCCTGTCTGCGCGCTGCACCGTATTTGATACGGGCGAGCTGATCGCGTGGCGTGATTCCAAGGTGAAGGGCGGCAAATGATCGCCTGGGAATGCCTTGAAGTCGGCAGCCACCGCCTGACGTGTCCCGACTGCGGGCGCGGCCCGCGCGACAAGACATTGGGCGTGACGATCAAGCCTGACGGCGCGATGGTGGCCCATTGCTTCCGTTGCGAGTTCGTCGCATCGCACCGTGGCGAACATCGGCGCACGCCGCCGCCGCCTGCCAGCAAGCCGCAGCGCCCGAAGCGCACCGACCTTTCTGGCTGGGGCCGTGATTTGTGGGCAAGCTGCCGCGAGCTTGGTGGCGTGGCCGTCGATTACCTGCGGGCGCGCAACTGCGTGATCCCCCCGCTTGATGGTGACTTGCGCTGGCATCCGGCGCTGCCGCATCCCGAAGGCTACACCGGCCCGGCACTGGTGGCGCTTGTCACTCATGCGGGAACCTGCAAGCCGCTCAGTCTGCATCGCACCTGGATCAACGGCGACGGCACCAAGCCGGCCGCGCTGGGCGACAAGGCTCGCATGGTGTTAGGCGGGCACGCGCTGGCCGGTGGCGTCGTTCGCCTGTGGCCCGATGAAGGCGTGACCCATGGCCTGGGCGTAGCCGAGGGCATCGAAACCGCCCTCAGCCTTGCGCACGGGTTCCAGCCGGTATGGGCGCTAATCAGCGCTGGCCAGCTTGGCAAGTTCGAGCCGCTGCCGGGTATCGAGTCGCTGACCATCGCGTGCGACAACGATCCAGCCGGCATCAAAGCCGCACGCGAGTGCGCCGGACGCTGGTTCGCTGCTGGTGTTGAAGTCATCGTGACACGCCAGGAACAGGGCGATTTGAACGACGTAGCAAGGGAGGCAGCATGAGCGCACGGGAAGCTATCGAAGAAGTGCTGCGCACAGCCGAGCGCGTCAGTAAACCGCCCGCCGACGGCGTGGTGATCGAGCGCGGTTCCGATCTGCGCATCGTGCCCGTGGCGTGGCTGTGGCGCGACTGGCTGGCGCGCGGAAAGCTGCATTTGCTGGCAGGTGCGCCGGGGCAGGGCAAAACCACTATCGCGCTGGCCTTCGCCGCGACCGTCACCAGCGGCGGACGCTGGCCCAATGGCGCGAGCTGCAAGCCGGGCAACGTGCTGATCTATTCCGGTGAAGACGATCCTGCCGACACGCTGGCGCCGCGCCTGCTGGCGTCTGGTGCCGACATGAGCCGCTGCTACTTTGTGAAGGGCACCCGGATTGATGGCGCTGAACAAGCGTTCGACCCCGCGCGAGATATGGACAAGCTGCGCCAGTGCATCGCCAACATGCCGGGCGGGATTGATCTGCTGATCGTTGACCCCATCGTCGGGGCCGTGACCGGCGACAGCCACAAGAACACGGAAACCCGGCGCGGGCTGCAACCGCTGGTTGATCTGGCCGCCGAATGTCGGTGCGCGCTGATCGGCATCACGCACTTCCAAAAAGGCGGGCAAGGCACCGATCCATCCATGCGTGTGATCGGTTCCGTTGCCTTCACTGCGCTGGCCCGTGTGGTGATGGTGGCTGCGAAGGTGCAAAGCGAAGACGACAAGCCGCTGCGCGTGCTGGCGCGGGCAAAGTCGAATATTGGGCCGGATGATGGCGGGTTTGAATATCACCTGGAACAGACCGAGATTCAAACCGACGTGTTCGCTTCGCATGTGGCCTGGGGCAATGCGGTAGAGGGCAGCGCGCGCGAGCTGCTGACCGACCCAGACGACGATGCCGGCAACGATGCCAACGACGCCGCAACCATCCTTCAAGCCGAGCTGGTAAGCGACTGCTGGACGCCTGCCGACGCGGCAAAGAAGGCTGTCACGCGCCAGGGCTTCACGGCAAAACAGGTTTGGAGCGCGAGCAAGAAGTTAGGAGTCATTCGCAAGAAGGGCGGAATGACCGCTGGCTGGTACTGGCGCCTGCCAGGTGGCGTTGACCCGGAATTGCCCGCCGAAGATTCCCAAAAACCGCCCGAAGATTCCGAAGATTCCACGTTACGTAAGACGGAATCTTCGGAATCTTCGGAATCTTCGCATGCCACACGAAAACCCCGAAAAGGACGAAAACCGGCTGACGTGATCGATATTGATTACATCGAAGTCACGCCCACGGCCCCGCACTGACCCACTACACCCAGCCCGCCCAGCGCGGGTTTTTTCTTGACAAGACGATTGAAAGACGCTATATATCACGCAGTCTCAATAGTCTATGACTATTGCAACCCGCCCGGCGATTCGGGCACCTTTTATGAAAGTGACCCGATGAAAGTAGCCGACCTGCGCGAAGCCCGCGCCCTGAAGGTAGCCGAAGCCCGCGCCCTGGTGGACAAGGCCGGTGCCGAGAAACGCAACCTGACCGCCGACGAGCAGAAAGCCTTCGACGGCCTGAAGGCCAGCATTACCGATCTGGAAGCGCAAGAGCAGCGCGCCGTGTTCCTTGAGTCTGCCGAGCGCCGCAGCCTGGGCACGCCCGACAAGGCCACCGCGAATCTGGAGGGCGCCGTCAACATCACCGACGCCATCCGCGCGCAGATTGAGCAGCGCAGCGTGACCGGCGCCCTTGCCGAGTTCCAGCAAGAGGCCAAGCGCAACGGCATCGAAGCCAAGCATGGCGGTGTGCTGATCCCGTCAAGCGTGTTCGAGAAACGCGCCACCATGACAACGACTGCGAACGCCGCCATTACCCCGGACGATCCGCGCCCCGATCAATTCATCGGCTTGCTGCGCAATTCGACCATCGTGCGCAGCCTGGGCGCGCGCGTGCTGTCGGGCTTGCGCGGCGATGTGGTGATCCCGAAGGCCACGGGCGCGAGTACCGCCTACTGGTTGAACGAGGGCGACGCGCTGACCGAAAGCAACCCGAGCTATTCCAGCATTCGCCTGGAACCCAAGCACGTCGGTGCTTTGACCGCCTTCAGCCGTCAACTGGCCTTGCAGTCCAACCCTGCGATTGAGCAACTGCTGCGCGACGATATTGCCGCCGTAGTCGGGCTGGCCGTTGACAAGGCTTTGCTGCATGGCACCGCAGCCGCCAAGCAGCCCGTGGGCATCTTGAATGCTGTCGGTGTCCAAACCGCCAGCTTGGCAACCTTGGATTGGGCCGCCGTGCTGGCCGTGTTCGAGAAACTGGCGCTGGTGAACGTCACCCCCAATGCGATCCTGACGCACGCCAAGGTGGCGACCAAGCTGGGCAGCACCTTGAAGTCCACCACCGCAGGCGCTGACTACATCCTGCAAGGCGGCAGCATCAACGGCAAGACCGCGCATGTCAGCAACCAGCTTGACGCCAAAGCGGGAAGCCCTGCCAAGGGCCGCATGATCGTCGGCGACTTTGGCGAGCTGGTGATTGGCGAATGGGGCGCCGCCACCGAAGTGCTGGCCAACCCCTACGCCGCCGGCTACTACGAACGAGGCGACGTGCAATTGCGCATCCTGCACACCATGGATGCCGTGGTGCGTCGCCCGGATGCCTTCGTCGTCGTCGACGACATCGCCATCGTCTAAGCCATGGATGCGCCAGTGATCGAACGTCGCGCCACCGCTGGCATCACCGCCAGCGGGCGCGTGCTGTCCGGCTACGCCGCCGTCTTTGGCGTCGATACCAAGATCGGCGGTTTCACCGAACGCATCGCCCCCGGTGCATTCAAGGAAACGCTGGCCAGTGGCCGCGACGTGCTGGCGCTGGCTGACCACGATCAACGTGCCGTGCTGGGCCGCACCAAGACCGGCACGCTGACGCTGCATGAAGACGGGCACGGGCTGGCCTTCACGCTGGCGCTGCCCGACACGCAAGCGGGCCGTGATGTGGCCGCACTGGCGCAGCGTGGCGACCTGGGCGGCATGAGCTTTGGTTTCGTCGCTACTGATGAAGTCTGGCGCGGCGACACGCGCGAGCTGCGCGCCGTCGAGCTGCACGAAGTCAGCGTGGTGCAGGCATGGCCAGCCTATGAGCAAACCACCGTGAGCGTGCGCAATCGCCCGCCGCAGGTGGGCATCTTCAATGGCCGCGAACTACTTTGGCTGGACACATGCGACTGATCGAACGTGCCGCCCGCGTGCTGGGCCTGGAGCGCCGCGACGCGAACCCGAACGACGTGTGGGCCAACTTTGCCGCCCTGCGCACGTCGGGCAGCGTCACGCCCGAATCGGCGCAGTCCGTGGCCGCCTGCTACGCCGCTGTATCGGCCATTAGCGAAGCCATCGGCAGCTTGCCCCTGCACCTGTACCGCCGTGAAGGCGAAGACCGCGTGAAGGCCAGCGACCATCGTCTGTATGGCGTGATCCACCACGCGCCGAACGAGCATCAATCCGCCGTCGAGTTCTGGGAATACATGGTGGCCAGCGCCTTGCTGCGCGGCAACGCCTTCGCCCGGATCATCCGTGCGTGGGATGGCCAGTGCGATGCGCTGATCCCGCTGCCTGCCGAGCGCGTGACCGTCATGCGCAGGGGCGACGTGATCGGCGGATACGAGTACACCGACCGCGACGGCAAGATGGAACGCCTGCTACCGGCTGAAGTATTCCACTTGCGCCACCGTGCCGGCGCTGATCCGCTGATCGGCCAATCCCCGATTCAGGCTGCGCGTGCGGTGATCGAGCTCGCCACCGCCGAAGCCGAACACGGTACCGCGTCATTCCGCAACGGCACCAAGCTATCGGGCGTGCTGTCGTTCCCCGGCAAGCTGAAAGCCGAACAGCGTCAGATGCTGAAGGAAAGCTGGGCCACGCAGTACAGCGGCGCAGCCAACGCAGGCCGCACCCCGGTACTTGAAGAAGGCGTCACCTTCAATCCCGTGAGCATGAGCCTGGAAGACGCCGAAT